GTCGATGACGCTAAAAAAGAATTAGAGCGTAGAGGCGAGTTGTGAAACAATATAGGATTACTACAGATAATTTAAATCAAGATTCATCTGACGACTGTTATCTGGATCCTACAGATCCTATCTACGAAATTAAAAGTCTGCAATATCTAGCAGGCCTAGGGCACAGTGCTAGACTTCATGAATACCGAGTAGACCAAGGAAGTAATATCAGTGTTACAGGCATGCAGAATCAAGAATTAGAACGCAAACATAATATCAAACCCGGAACACCAGAATGGTTTCAGCTTTGGTTTAGTTTGCCTTATATGACAGGCGAGAAAAAGGTAGAAAAATAAATGGTAGTAATTACAGAAGCAGCTAAGTCTAGAATCGTAGATCTATTGATTGATGAAAACAATCCCAAACTAGCATTGCGTACCTTCGTACAAGGTGGCGGATGCAGTGGCTTTAGCTATGGCTTTACCTTCGACGAAGAAAAGAATGAAGATGATTTTGAATTTCCCATTAACGAACAGTATAACGTTTTAGTCGACGCCATGAGTATGCAATATTTACAAGGTGCCGAAATAGACTACGTAGAAGAAATCCACGGTAGTCAATTTGTAATTAAAAATCCCAATGCACAAAGCACTTGCGGTTGCGGGAGTAGTTTTTCAGTATGAACCCAAATGATTATCCAGTGTTCCCAGAAGAGGACGGTTATGATACTCCAAAAAACCCTTACAGCCCTGTATAAAAATTTCATAGCAGGTATGTGTCTTTATGCAATTGGCATGAGCCTTGCCTACGCAGGCGACATTGGTCAAACATACGATTGGTGCGATCCGACTTACTGCTGTAATCCAAAAAAAATAAATTAAATGAAAGCTTCTGAAATACAACCAAAAAAATTAGTCATCTTTGATATAGATGATACCTTGGTTAATACACAGACTAAAGTTCATGTGGTCAAGGATGGAGAAACTATTACTAGTTTAAACAGCCACGACTTCACACATTACAAACTAAAACCCGGTGAAAGTTTCGACTTTGAAGATTTTCGTAATGCGAGAGAATTCTTTGAAAAAAGTCGTCCTATTATTCCTATGATGGATCAACTTAAAAGAGATATCAGCACAGGCAATAATGTTGTAATGGTTACTGCTCGTGCAGACTTTGACGATAAAGAATTATTTTTAGACACATTTCGCAAGTACGGCGTTGACATGGATAAAGTTCATGTATATCGTGCAGGAAATCTTAAAGGTGGATCAACAGAAGAAAGAAAGAAAAAAATTATTAAATCTTTATTAGACAAGCACGACTATACAAAAGCTATTATGTATGACGATGCTAAACCTAATTTAGATAGTTTTATAGAACTTAAACAAGATCACCCAAAAACTAAATTCTACGCATGGCATGTTAGTCTCGATGGCGAAGCCAATGAGTACATGCGAGAAGGCATGGTTGCTGAAAAGAAGCGCAGAAAGAAAAAAACTCGTTGGGCTGCATACGGGCCAGGGCCATACGGCGGCTACGGATACGCTGTAGGCTATAGTGGCGATGGCGGCAGTGGTGGTGGAGACGGTGGTGGCGAAAGTATCGAGTACGAAGGCCTAGGAGAAGCAGGATTTTTAAGTTTCCTTAAAAGTGAACCTGCTCCTAAAAAGAAATGGGATCCTGCTAAAGATTCAAGAGTTGTTAGTGATAAAAAAGACGACACTGCATGGATTAAATTGCTATTAGATAAACATCGCAGAGGCATACCTCTTACTAATCGAGAATGGAATTCTATAGAGCAGTGGAAATTAAAGCGGGCAATGACCGGTGAAGATGTCGACGAAGGTTGGAAAGATGCCTTAGCAGGAGCAGCATTAGCCACTGGACTTGCATTTGGAGCTCCCGGTGATGCCGAAGCAGCTAAAAAGAAACCCACCGATGTGATTCAACAAATATCAAAAAAAGATATTTCTAAATCAGTCACAGGTAATCCGCATGAAGTTTTTTTAAAAAAAGAAGCTGAGAAAGCTGGAATCAAAGGTCAAGAGTTAGCAGCATTTTTAGCACAGTGCGCTCATGAAACATTAGATTTCAAACACATGAAAGAAATCGGCGGTTCACTAGACTTTAAAAAATATGACATAAAATTTGCTCCAAGAAAGGCCAAAGCACTGGGTAATACCAAACCCGGCGACGGAGCTAAGTTCAAAGGACGAGGTTACATACAGCTTACCGGAAAATACAATTATAAAAAAGCAGGCCAAGCATTAGGTATTGATTTGTTAACAAAACCAGAGTTGTTGGAAAAACCAGAGATTGCTGCCAAGGCTGCTGTGTGGTATTGGAAAGAACGTGTACGTGATAAAGTTGGTAATTTTAAAGATACCGAAGCAGTGACCAAACCCATTAACCCGGGAATGAAGCATCTTGATCAGCGTAAAGATAAACATGACAAATTTATGGTGGCAATGAAATGAGAGCGAAAGAATTTGTATTGGAAAACTTTGCCGATGGTAAAAAGAAAGGCAAGAGTCGACCCGGTCGTGTAAAACGCTCAGGCGCTAGCTGCAATGGCAGTGTAACAGATTTACGCAAACGTGCTAAGAACGCAAGTGGTGAAAAGGCAAAAATGTATCATTGGTGTGCCAACATGAAAAGTGGAAGAAATAAATAATATACTATGAAAATTTCAGAACTTCTTGAAACTGCAACTGCCGGTGCTACATCATCGGGTAATGTTGCCAGCATTTCAAATCCACATATTAGCCCAGGCTCAGCTAGAGGAAAAACTAGCTATATAGGAAAACCCGGAGAATCAGGTACAAAAGCACCTTCGCAACCCAAAGTAAAACAGCCCAAAAAGAAGGATGGAACAGCGGTAAACGCCCTAGACATGAAATCCAGCTTGTTTGGTGAAGGCAATGCAATTAAAAGATAAATATATTATGGACCTCACAAAACCAAAAGTTGACGATCACGAAGCTAAAATGGCTCGCGCCGAACTGTATAAGTTAGCGCAGTATTCTGCCAAGCTCTTTAAAATGATCAATGAAGATGACGAATTAGACGGTTGGGTTCAATCCAAGATTACCAAAGCCGCAGACTATATCTCTTCGGTATATCACTACCTAGAATACGAACAAATGGCCAAATCTCAAATTGAGAGTGGGCCGCGAACCTATGAAGAACAGGTTCAAGAAGAAGTAAAAATTAATCTACACGATCAGTGGACCAAACATAAACAAGGACTCTAAAATGGATTTCAGATCTCTAATACAAAAAATTGAAAGTATCGACGGTGTAGTCGAAACTCCAAAAGCACCCGTTCTGCCGCAAAGCCTACAGCTAAACGAAGATGCACAACTGCGTGTTCTAAGTGGTCGAACTACTTATGTTGCCGAAGCTAGTAAAAAAGCTGAAGAAGATAAGAAAGACGAAGACAAAAAAGAAGTTGCTAAGTCCAAAGAAAAAGACAAAAAGAAAGACGAGGGAGTAGAGTCCAGCGGTGATAGCCTCAACGAATATCAATCCAAGGATGGCGTTTACAAACACAAAGGCACACGTGGTGCAGATTATGATGGTTCCGATCACGAAGAGAAGCCAAGTAAAGCAGCCAAGAGTTCTAAAGAAAAAGAAGGCGATCGCGCTTCTGATGCTGCTGAAGAAAAGAAAGGCAAGGACTGGGAAAAGAAACACGGCAAGGGTTCAGTGACTCGTGTCAAGGACGGCAAGAAAGTAGAAGGTATTGATCCAGAAATTTTCCGTTCTAAGTTTGCGCAAATGGTTGAAGCTGCCAAGAAAGATGAAAAGAAAGTCAAAGGCAAAAAAGCAGAAGAAAAAATGGACGAAGGTTCCAAGCCCGACTTCTTAGACATCGACAAAGACGGTGACAAGAAAGAGCCAATGAAGAAAGCTGCTAGTGAAAAAGGTAGCGACAAGAAAGATGGCAAGAAAGGCATGAGTGCTAAACAAGCCAAGTTCTTTGGCAAGAAAAAAACTGTTAAAGAAAGTGTAGAGTTTGGCGCACTATCATTTAAAGATATGTTACAGTTGGTTCAAGAAAGTGGTGGACAACAACAGATTGATCCTTTGGACAAAACATTGTTTTCTTGGGCAGAACGTGTGGCTCGTTCTAAATTTCAAGAGTCTAGAAAAGCCGAAGTCTATGCAGGCTTAGTGTATGAGCGCATGGGTGGCAAGTTTGAAATGTACGATGTACTAAGCGAAACCAAAAAGTAATTAATCCAATTACACTAAAAAGCCGGCAATTTAGTTGACCGGCTTTTTTTATGACTATATAATTGCTCTATAGGAGAGATTATTATGTCAACAAGAATGTACGGTCCCGAAGAAAAAGCCAAACTCGAACGTCTTATTACCGAAGGTGGTAATGTACTTCGTGAAGTAGAAGATCTCAAAGAAGGTCTCAAAGAAACTGTCAAAGCTGTAGCAGAAGAGCTACAAATTAAACCCAGCGTTATTAACAAGGCAATTTCTATTGCACACAAAGATAACTGGAAAGATCACGAACAAGAGTGGAACGACATTGAAATGATCTTGGGTGTAACTAAGCGTCTGCCCGAATGACATTTTTTAAAAATGTATTCGGAGGAACTATAACATGGATCAAAGATGATTGGAATTCAAACCCATTTCGTTTCATTGTTGAAGTCTTGGCTTGGGCCATCTCAATTGGGTGTAGTTTGGTCATGGCTCTCACAGTTCCTACTCCTCCCTTACTTATTTTATATCCTATCTGGATTCTTGGTTGTGCTTTGTATGGTTGGGCTGCTTATACTAGGAAATCTTTTGGGATGTTGGCTAACTATATCTTGCTAACCACTATAGATACAGTGGGCCTTATAAACATGATAAGTAAATTATAAGACAGATGGTAGGCGAGGCCATAAACCGCACACTGGTATTTGCAAGCCGTAAATTGCATAGGAGAAAAATTTGAGCTACGTTGACGCATTCTATGATCGCGAAAACGACACTATTCGTGTTGTTGAACGTGATGACAAAGGGCAGAGGCATTATAAAGACTATCCTGCCAAACACCTTTTTTACTATTCAGACCCCAAGGGTAAATTTCAATCAATCAAGGGCGAGCCCCTTAGTAGAGTGAGTTCAAAAAATGTCAAAGAACATCGAAAAGAACTTGCTATACATTCCAATAAAAAACTCTATGAAAGCGATATCAATCCAATTTATCGTTGTCTAGAAGATCATTATCTAAATCAAGACTCTCCCAAACTCAATGTTGCATGGTTCGACATTGAAGTAGACTTTGATCCAGAACGTGGATATGCATCTCCTGAAGATGCATTCATGCCAATCACTGCGATCGCTGTTCACCTGCAATGGTTAGATACTATGGTATGCTTGGTTATTCCTCCTAAAACCATAAACATGGCCGAGGCTGAAAAAGCAGTGGCTGAGTTTCCTAACACCATGCTGTTTGAGACAGAAGCAGAAATGTTGGATACGTTTTTAAATCTAATTGAAGATGCAGATGTATTGAGTGGTTGGAACTCAGAAGGTTTCGATATTCCATATACTGTTAATCGTGTTACTAAAGTTTTAAGTAAAGACGATACTAGAAGATTCTGTTTATGGGATCAGTATCCTAAAAAACGTGAATACGAAAAGTACGGCAAGAGTGCTGTTACTTACGACTTTATCGGACGAGTTCACCTAGACAGTCTTGAACTGTATCGCAAGTACACCTATGAAGAACGACATACCTATCGATTAGATGCTATTGCCGAATATGAGCTAGGTCAAAGAAAGACACAGTACGAAGGCACATTAGATCAATTGTACAACAACGACTTTAAAACATTCGTTGAGTACAACATCAACGATTGTAAACTGTTAGATGATCTAGATAAGAAACTAAAGTTTATGGATCTAGCTAACAAAATTGCACATGAAAACACAGTGCTGTTACAGACTACTATGGGGGCTGTGGCTGTAACTGAACAGGCCATTATTAACGAAGCGCATCGTAGAGGCATGCAGGTTCCTAATCGTGTCAATCGCGAAGGACTAGACACTCAAGCTGCGGGTGCATACGTGGCCTACCCCAAGAAAGGTATTCACGAATGGATCGGATCGCTGGACATTAACTCGTTGTATCCTTCAGCTATTAGAGCACTTAACATGGGCCCAGAAACTATTGTGGGTCAACTAAGGCAAGACGGTACCAAAGATTTTATTGCAGCAGAAATGGGCAAGGGCAAATCGTTTGCTTCTGCTTGGGAAGGTATATTTGGATCTTTAGAGTATACTGCTGTAATGAACAAAGAAGTAGGTCGAGAAGTTACCATAGACTGGGAAGAGGGAGGCAGTGATACTCTTAGTGCTGCACAGGCCTATGATTTGATCTTTGATTCGAATCAACCTTGGATGATTTCAGCTAATGGTACTATTTTTACTTACGAAAAAGAAGGTATTATTCCTGGACTGTTAGCTCGCTGGTACAAAGAACGTAAGGAGATGCAGGCCAAACTTAAAGAATGTATCGCAGCCGGCAATAAAGTAGAAGAAGAATACTGGGACAAACGTCAGTTGGTCAAGAAGATCAACTTGAACAGTTTGTATGGTGCTATTCTTAACCCCGGTTGCAGATTCTTTGACAATCGTATTGGTCAATCCACTACTCTTACAGGCCGTGCGGTAGCCAAGCACATGGCGTCAAAAGTCAATGAAATTATCACCGGAGAGTATGACCACATAGGCAAAGCGGTCATATACGGTGACACAGACTCTTGTTATTTTTCAGCATACACTACGCTGAAAAAAGACATTGAGAAAGGTACGATTCCTTGGTCCAAGGAAACCGTTGTTGAACTGTATGACACTATAGGAGAAACTGTAAATGGCACGTTTGTTAAATTCATGTCCGATGCCTTCCACTGCCCAAAAAGCCGAGGAGACGTTATCAAAGCAGGACGTGAGATTGTCGCATCAAAAGGTCTGTTCATTACTAAGAAAAGATATGCTGTACTCTACTACGACAAAGAAGGAAAACGAGCAGACACAGACGGCAAGCCAGGAAAGATCAAAGCCATGGGGTTGGACCTCAAGCGTTCAGATACCCCGGTTGTTATCCAAGACTTCCTCTCAGAAGTGCTAACACGCACCTTAACTGGTGTGCCTAAAGAAGAGGTTCTAGAATACATCACTGATTTTAGAACTGAATTTAAAACTCGACCAGGTTGGGAAAAAGGATCGCCAAAACGTGCTAACAACATCACCGAATACGCTTCAAAAGAAAAGAAAGCAGGCAAGGCCAATATGCCAGGGCATGTTCGTGCTAGCCTTAATTGGAATACTTTGAAGCGTATGATGGATGACAAGTATTCAATGCACATAGTAGACGGTATGAAAGTCATTGTTTGTAAAGTCAAAGATAATCCTATGGCATTTACATCTGTGGCCTATCCCGTGGACGAACTCAGACTGCCACAATGGTTTAAGGATCTACCATTCGACGACACAGAAATGGAAAACTCTGTGATCGATGAAAAATTAGAAAACTTAATCGGAGTGCTAGAATGGGATATCAGCAGTACACGCAGTGACAACAACTTCAACAAACTTTTTGATTTTGAGTGATTTAAGCCTTGCTTTTTCACCTTGATCTAAATATAATCTTAATATACATGGAGACTCTCTAAATGAAAGACATTTTACAAGACATCGTAAGCCACACACAAAACTTAGGCTTTTTAACCACAGTGAAAATTACAGGCGCAGAAGACAAGACCGAAATCTTTTCTATGGCTGATGATCGATCAGTGATTATGACTGCAGAAACTGCAAATCCGTATGCAGACATGATAGGTACATTTGGTATGCCGCAACTCAACAAGTTAAAATATTTGGTTGATGGTGCTGAATACAAAGAAGGTGCTAAGATCAGTATTACTACTGCCGAACGAAACGGCGAAACATTGCCCGTAGGTATCCACTTTGAAAACAAAGACGGCGACTTCAAAAACGACTATCGCTTTATGAACACAGAAATCATTAACGAAAAGATGAAGACTGTCAAGTTCCGTGGTGTTAAGTGGGATGTAGAAGTTGAGCCGAGCGTGGCTTCAGTGCAGCGTTTCAACTTTCAAGCAGGTGCTAACAATGAACATCCAACATTCTTGGCAAAGACAGATGGCGGTAACCTAAAGTTTATCTTTGGTGATGCTTCGACACACGGTGGTGAGTTTGTGTTTGCACAGAATGTTGCAGGTAAACTAGATCGCGGTTGGACTTGGCCTGTGTTGCCAATCTTGAGTATTCTTAAGATTGCTGATGTCAACAATACTAAAATGTCATTGTCAAATGAAGGTGCTATTCAGATCACTCTAGATAGCGGACTTGCCACTTACAAATATATCATTCCTGCACAAGCGGTCTAAATATGATCAAAGGTTTACAAGGCATCACAGGCATCACGGTTAGTGGCGGCAATACTGCCCTGCCGTATGTTGGTCCAAACACTAGTAACCCAATGACGGGTATGCTACGTATTAACGGTACAGAGATGGAAGTGTTTAACGGATCTAATTGGCAAATGTTATCTACTAGCTATGCCACTGTGGGCCTAGATCAAGATGTACTCGATCTAGTACAATGGGCACGTAAGAAGCGTGACGAAGAAATGAAGTGGCAGAGCTTGGCGAAAGACAATAAGGCTGTTAAAATAGCACTAGACAACCTAGAACAGGCAAGACAACAATTAGACATTACGGCAAAAATAGCGAGAGAATATGAACAAACAACCAGTTGATTTAACACCCCTACAGAAAGACTATGCGGTATACTTACCAGCTATTAGTTCTTTCTATAGTACATACATTGCAAAACAAAGATTAGAAGAATTTATTCCTACAGATCGTATTCCTAAAGAATTTGATCGCGGTATTGAAGGCATGAACTTTTTAAATCCCGAACAAGGCTACTTTTATTACAAGTACGGCCTCTATTCAGCAGGTCATGCGCAACTTGACCTACAAAAAAGTTTAGTGCAAGAATCTATGATCCAAGATCGAGATCGTTCAAAGACAATGATCTTAGGTGACTCCGGTGGTTATCAGATCGGTAAAGGTGTTCTTAAATTTGACTGGCTAAACTTTGAAGGTGCCGAAGCTAACAAAACACGTCAAAAGATTCTCGAGTGGTTGGAACTTACTGCTGACTGGTCAATGATGCTAGACGTGCCGACATGGGCATGTGATCGTATTCATTCGCCGAAGACCGGATTAAAAACATTCGAAGACTGTTTAGAAAAGACACGGTTTAACAACGACTACTTCTTAAACAATCGTTTAGGTCAAACTAAATGGTTGAATGTGTTACAAGGCGGAGATTGGGACACAGCAGAACGTTGGTACGAAGGTGTAAAAGAGTTTAGTGATCCTAAGGGCAAATATGCCGGTAAGGAAGCTGAAGGTTGGGCCATGGGTGGCGCAAACATGTGCAAGATGCCTATTACACTACGCAGACTAATCACTATGAAGTTTGATGGCTTGCTAGAAGGTAAAGATTGGATGCACTTCTTGGGTACAGCACAATTAGATTGGGCCTGTTATCTAACACTGATTCAACGAGAGATTAGAGAGCATATTAATGAAAACTTCACTATTTCCTTTGACTGCGCATCACCTTTCATCGCAACAGCTCACGGATTGGTATATACTAATGCCCAGCACACCAATAAGCGATTCTCTGTTATCATGGATAAAGCCCCGGACACTAAGAGTCTTGCCGGACGGCAGGATATACCTTTTCCTTTCGAA